CTTCTCTTTCTAGTGCGGATTTAATTTTTATTTCCTTTCCTGTTTCTGGATCCTTGATAGTTTTATCCAACATTTCTTCATATTCATTATCTTCGTCATCCGACTTCTTTTCTTTTTCATCGTCTGCTTCACTTAAATTACCCAAAAATTCATTTATAAATTCTTCCGGTATGTCTAATTCTTTGAGTGATTCTCTCAAGTAATATAAATGAGTTGGATTATGTATATCTATTTTACTAGGATCTTCTAACCTCCATGACCACTCGTTTAGAATTTTATCTATTAAGTCTTTTTTCATTTTATTTCCTCAAATCTTTCATATCATGAAAATTAGTACCATATTTTATTTTAACTGGAAACTTACCATCTACTTCCATAATCTGTTGTATTTCTTTTATAAATTCTTTACCATCCGTTAAATGCATATCAAATAATATACTATCATATGTGTAAAGTATAATATCAGACTTATAACTTGATATCTTTTCTAATATTTTTTCTATCATTAAAGAATTAAATTCTGTCTCATAATTTTGAATTACATAATTTAATAATTTCTGTCTATTAAAATTACTGTCAGTTTTTCTTATCTTTCTTCCAAATAATTTAGATTTAATATAACCGTCAGTTTCAAATATATTCCATATATTATATATATATTCATCTACCTCTTTAAAAAAAGAAATAGATTTAAATTCTTTAAAGATTCCACCATATAATTGTTTAAATGTTAAGTTTTTGGACTCTTCGTATTCTTCTTTTGTCAACGTATCTTTATCAAAATATTGTTTTCCTAAATATTCATGTACGTTCACATTCTCTGGAAACTTGAAATTTATAATATCTGCTATCAATCGTATATGAAATGCATCGTAATCAAATTCTACTAACAATCCATCACATTTAAATCTACTTTTTAACATCCCTCTTTCTCCACTATCCTTTTTTAAGGCAGCAAAGTTTATTCCTCCAAAACTATTAGAAGGTCTACTAGTCGAGGTGAATACATTGTAATTAGTGTATAGAAAGGAGTCATTCAAATGATTATCCTGTTTATCTTTAAAAAACTGGTTAAACAGGCCAAAATCGACGTATAAACCCGATTTTTCAATGGAATAAAAATTATTCAATAGTTTTTCATTATAATTCTTATATACATTAGAACTCAAAACATGCTGATTTTTGTTAATAATATCTAAAGAGAAATCCTTTACTTTTCTACAAAATTCTAAGTGTTTTAAAATAGGTATTATTTTATTTACATCATCTCTATCGTAATACATTCTCTCAAACATATCATGTGTCCTTGTTTTATAAGAATCTATAGATAGTGGATTGTTAGTAGATAAATAATTTAATAAATTAACATCACATACATTTTTTAAATTAAAAGAATGTAATAACATTTTCTTATCAAACGTAAATATTCTATTATCATTTAACTTGTCTAATATATCTAATGAATAAACATCCTGGTGTGTTTCTCCATGATTAAATACAAAAATAAAATCTTGTTGTTTATTTAATGAATAGGCATACAGTAAAGAAATCATATTATTAGCAGGATGTCTTTTATTATTCACATATATAGGAAATAAAAAAACATCAGACTCTTTGAGTTGAGTTAAACAATAGTCTAATTCATTACTTGTTTCTATGATCATGTTTAAATATACAAAAAAATAACCTAAAATACAATTAAATTATTATTCTAGAAAATTGTAAATAACTGATAAGAACATTTTTTATATTTTTCATTTCTTTTTCTTTTAAAAGAACTGTTCTCTTGTTCGTATCTTCTATACCATATATAACTATATTACCATTTTTTTTAACATCGTTTTTAGGACCTGTAAGTTTCCAATCTAATTTTATCCCGAAATAATAATTTTCATTTATACCAACTTTCTTCCTATTCAATTTTTCATAATATTTCTTTTCTATTTCTAATATAGGAGATAGTTCATCATTACGTTTTTTAATAAAATATCTTGTGAACATTCCCTTTTCATATTCTTTATCTAGGATAAATGGAAAATAACTTTTAGGGTCCCTATAATCATCCAACATATAAAAATCATTTAATTTACTATATTTAAGACGATTTGGTTCTGTATTATATTTTAGTAATTTAACAGAAAAGTTATCATGGACGGCACCAGTATATGGTTGATCTCCTATTACATGATAATAACCGATATACTCTTTTCCAGTATAATCCATATATTTCTTACCAGAAGCCCAGGTGATTTCTGTTATATAATCTTTTATTTTTCCGGGTGTATATCTCATATTATTTTCTAAAAGGATTCACAAGTTTATTAATTCCAGAAGCTCCATAAATGTCTTTTCCAAATTGTTTTAAATCTTGACCCATAGAAGAAAAAGTAGTTCTCGGACTTTTTATTCCTTCCATAGCATTCATATCAACTCTCATTATCGTTTCAAATGACGTATCCCAACCATCTTTATTAATTGTATGTGATACATTAGTTATTTGAAAATAAGTATATTTAGAATATCTTTCTGGTTTATAATCGATGTCTATAGCATTACCAAATCTTATACCAGAAATACCATCAACTGTTACAGCAAGTTTTAAAGGTAAAGTAACAAAAGAATTATTAGAAGACACAGAACCATTATCTGTGTTTGTTTCTACGATATATTTATTCATAGCCATTTTCGCTCTGTCACTTGTTTCAGGTGTTCTTTTTCTCTTTAATTTTTTTATAGAAATGTATAAATTTGACTGAGTATCTATTTTATTTGTTTTACTATCATTCTTGGTTGATGATGTGCTTGTACCTGGTGCCTGATTAGCTGGAATTACAGAACCATTTGCTATATCAACTACACTATCTCTATATAACTTATATCCATAGGTAGATTCAATTCCAGTTTCATTGTATTTTTCATCATCATTTCTAGTAGAACCATACATCATCATTGCTTTTATTTTTTGATCCACTTCTGTATTTAAAGATACATTTTTAACAATACTATTTTTTGTATAAACTTTAAATGGAAAGGGGTCTATATCTTCAACATTAACAGTTTTAGTATCTACTATATATATTGTACCTGGATCTTCCTCATCAATCATTAATTGGAAATCCCACATATTACCACATGCCTCGGATATTCCATTTAATATAGTCATTAAAAAATCACTCAATGTATCACTTTCTAAAAAGGTAAAATGAACAAAACGAACATTTATTAAAATTTTACTTAACTGAATTCTATCTTTTCCGCCGTCCTTAAAAAAATCTTTTTTTACGTCAGGATCAATTTCATAAAATTGGTAATTATCAATATCAGATTCTGTATCTTTTATTTTAGCTGGTCTTCCTTTTTTCCTTATTCTTTTAGTATATTGTCCACCAAATTGCATTGAAGCGTTAGGTAATACACATATATAAGGATCACCAGAAATTAAATTAGTTCGATAATTAATCCATCCATATTGTATATCATCTATTTTTTTATCTGTTTCTAATTTTATAAGTAACTTTCCTAGTTTTTCTGAATGAGGGCATAAATTTTCATTTATAATATCTTCCAAAAACCCCCAAGTAATATAACCTTGATTGAAATTGTTTATTTCGTTTTTTAGTTTACCCGTTGGAGGTAAACCATGCATCAAGGCATTGGCATTTGCTGCTGCTGTAACAACTTTTCTTCCTAGTCCACCTATTCCTTTACCTTTATCAATAGACCCCAATTCATCATCTTCTTTTTTAAACTTCCCTCTTACCTTTAATATTTGAGCTATAACTTCTCCATCATTATTTGTTTTTATTCCATTTTCTTCTATATCACGAATAACATTATCTAATATACCTCTTATATCCTCATTTATAGAATCTTCATCTTCACCATCATCTACCATGTCAGAAGTTACATCACCACTTTTACTATGAATATTTATTGCAAGTAACATATCTGCTCTTGAGGTTAAAGTAGTTGTACAATCATAACCTCCATCATCTCTTAAAGTCCAACTAAAATCTACTACTGGACCCTGTAAGGCATCATAATGACCCCCATTAAGTTTAACCAGTTCACTTATCTTCTTTGACATTTCTTCATCTGATGGTGGAGGTGATTTTTTAGATAAATTTTCATTTACAAAACTATTATTAATTTTTGTACTCCATCCCCATTCTAACAAACAAGATATACCTGGTGTCATATATAATTTTTCTAACATACTTAATTGTCTTCTATCCCAACAAACGTAGGTAATAACGGCTTCTCTAACAGCACCCATAGAACCTTTATTTTGTATACTTATTTCCGTAACACCAGGTATTGGTCTATTAAAAATAGAATTTCCTTTTTCATATGTTCCTTGAGAATCGTTTTTAAATCGATCACTAGACATATTATACATATTCTTTAATCCAGATGCATATGTATTACCGTTTTTATCTAATGATGTTCCACCATATAAAATCCATTTTTTTCTTAAATTAGAATCATTTCCAACATTAGCCAACGAAGTAAAACGAATCCACGGTGTTTTATTACTAAACCAACCACTTCTATTTTGGTCGATTAACCGTTCACGTTCACTTAAAGTAGTTCTTATTTTACTATCTATAGTCGATAAAAACAAAGCCATAATTATAACCCAATATTTAAATTGTCAACATCATTATCAAACCCATCATTATTTAAAGGAATTCTGATCTGTAATCCAGGTTCAACATTCAAACTACCTTTACCTAAATTATTTGCTTGTGCAATAATTACCCAATCAGTTGAATCTCCATAATATTTTTTAGCGTAATAATCTAAAGTATCTCCTCTCTGAGAAATAATATAAATATCACCCAACTGTTTTTCAACTTTAGGATAAATCGTTGTTTCTTTATAACGTTTACCACTGAGATCTTTTAATGTCTTACTATATTTGTATCTTTCACTCATATCTTTGGTTTTCCAAATATTGTTTCTTTTATTTTCTTTGACCCGACATTTCTTGTATATTTTCCTTTATCTCCAATAAACTTTAAGTTTGATTTTGGAAATATTTTCTTAGCATATTCTTCATCCTTTACATAAGGAACACCAAGTTTATAAAGAATATGTTCTAACGCATCTGAAGCTTCTACCCAAACTCCATTTTTATTTAATAATTTTTTAAGTCTATTTAATACTACATTTATTGCGTCACGAGAACCATCATGTCCTATTCCTTGTATTTTCTTTCCGGTCCAAGGTTCATTTCCACGTGCTTTTCTATAAAATATAGTGGCATCTATGTCTGGATTATCATCTATGTCTATTGAGTGCCAATCAGAACCAACTAAATCCCCCTTAGTATTTACAAATGATCCTTCTGGTGATTTTTTGTAAGCTGTTTGTACTAAATTTATCAAATCATCAGAAAACTGTAATGGATTTACATCCGTCCATTTCTTTTTAGGAATCTCTTTGTCCTCTAATATTTCATATAATAGTTTTTTCAATAATAACACTACATTACCCCACTTTAACATTACTACCAAAATATTCAATATATCTTCTTGGAGTAGAATTTCCAATGATATCAAATGACAAGCTAATTCTTATATACATAGGTTCCTGCCTATCTATGTCCCAAATATAATCATCTTCAATAGTAAAATCTAATGAACTGATATAACCGGGTTCATTATTTATATAGTTTCCTAATCTTAATTTAATTATAGGACCTACCATATGAGCATATCTTCTGTTTCCAAGAGAATAAGATGGAGTAGTCATTCCACCTAACTGATTTAATTTCTTATATATAACATCCATTTCTTTAACCGAATTAGCAGCTAACATAAAAGAAAATGAAACAGATCGTTTTACACCTTTATATACATATACACTATCAGGTCGACCAACATAATCTACAGAATTCCATTCAGGTGAAAAATTATTTGATAGAGCCATTATAGTTGCTCTAAATTGGATTGGTTCTTCTTGATCACCTACATAAGTAAACTTTAATTTTATAAAATCTTCAATGTCATTGTTATTTAATTCATCTGGGTCGTAAATTTTATCTGTACCGGTAGAAGAAGGAATCCCATATTTTTTATGATAATTTAAATTCTGATAATCCTTATTTCCTTCCTTACGAAAATCGTTATATTTATTATCCGAAGTACCGGTTTCACTCTCATTTTTTGTAGATTCTTCTTTAGAATTTCTGTTTCCGGATTTCTCAGCCATGTTAGAAATATCCTGGTAATTATTATATTTTTTTAATTCAGGACCTGTTAATGGTTCTCCTAAACCCGTTCCGTCTTTACTATTATTAAGAACATAATCTTCACCTGGACTATATTCCATGGAAAAATCATCACCTTTAGTAGGACCAAATAAAAATAATCTTTCTCCTTTTATTCTACTGAAATTAGACTTTTGATAATAATACTTATACTGTTCAGTATAACTATACATATTTAATTTAGTGACCTCAATACCATTAGTATATGATTTAATATCTGTAAAGCCAGCACCAAAAAATGAATTAGGACCACCTATACCGGATAATTCTTTTATAGTTCTACCACTATAATTATCTTTTAAAAAATTTCTAACATCGACAGCAGCTTTTTTCACCTTTCCAAGAAAAGTAGTCGGTTTAACTAATTCTATTTCAGGAAATCCAAGTTCTCTCCAAACTTTTAAAATTCTTCCTCCCATTACTGGATCTTCCCAATTCTCGGCATTATTAGCATGTTTTGTTACTTCTTCATAATTATAAGTCGTTCCTATAAGTCCATGTCTAGGTAAATGTAATCCAACTGCTCTACCTGGTACGTTTGCTAATAGTTGTGCTGGGTTAAAAATTCTCGTTTGTTGTTTAAAAGTATCACTATTATGTGGTTTTGGTTGAGATAACTGCAATCCTGTTTGTGCCAATAAAAATAAAGCACCTTTAGGAGAAGCTAAAAATTTAGTTACTCTTACAGTATCTTCTGCTGCTCTTGAAAATAAAACAGGTTTATTATATGTATTACCTACTTCTCTATAGATAGATGGTAAATTGGCACTATCTCTTTTATAATCATTATATAGGGATTGTAATGTTTTATCACTATAATCTATTGGCACAAAACCTTGGGATGACTTATAATCTATTTTTTTAAAATTACTATAAGCATCTAACATATCAAACTCCTGTAAGTTTCTTACTGCAGGAATTTGTTGATCCTCTAAATTTGCTGTTAGTTTATTTAGTGCCATTTAATTCTCCAAACTATTTACGGATGATTGATATTTACCCAACCACTTACCAACTTTCTTTTCTCCAATCTTAATATCGGCTCCAGCTTCTAATAATAATCGTATTGCTTTTAATTCTTCTAATACCTCTTTATCTGTTACTTCTTTTTCCCCAATTCCTGGTTCTGTTTCTTTTTCAGTAATTCCACCGATTTTTGCAGTGATTCCAGATACTGCGGCTAATATAGGTAACAATGGAGAAATGGCAGCTACACTCGTTGCAAACGCTAATAAACCTACTCCCATTGCAGCAAATCCGGCACCGATTAAAGGCATCTGATTTGTAAGTTCAGATAACATAGAAATACTAGAAGTGATAGATTCCATTGGTTGATTTATTTGTTGTAAGGAACCACTCAATGAATTTAAAACACCAATTGCCAAAGCAAACGTACCAATACCACCCATTATGGCAATAGAACCAACTGACATAATTGCTCCGGCTGATACTAAACTCATAGCAAAAATTACTAATGCACCTCCAAACGTAATTAATCCTAAACTCATATTAGGTAATACAGATGCCAGATTGGTAATTCTTTCCATATTAGTAGATAGTGATTCAAGTGGTTGATTTATCTCATTTAACGGTCCACTTAATAAAGTTATAGCTTTTGCTAATAACATAAAAGCACCAACACCCACTAATATTACTAATCCACCTCCTGTCAAAATACCACCTGCAATTAACATACTACCAGCAAGTGCTATTAATCCTACTCCTAAAGTAGCTAATCCAGCACCAAGTAAAGGTAATTCTGTTACTGAACTTATTAGACTTTTAATATTTTCTGTAAACGAAATCATTGGTTCTGAAATTAATTGTAATGAACCACTCAGTGAACTTAAAACACCAGTTAATAAAGAAAATATTCCTATACCACCTAAAATTAACAATGAACCAGCTGTCATAATTGTTCCTGCCAGCACTAAACTTGTTGCAAATGTTACAAGACTTAAACCTAAAGTAATCAACCCGACACCTAGTAAAGGTAATTCTGTTACTGAGTTTATTAAACTTTTAATATTTTCAGTGAACGAAGTCATCGGATCTGAAAGTGATTGTAAAGAACCGCTCAATGAACTTAAAACACCAGTTAACAAAGCAAATACTCCAATACCACCCAGGATTAATAAGGAACCAGTTGTTATAATTGCACCTGACAGCACTAAACTAGTAGCAAATGTAACAAGACTTAAACCTAAAGTAATTAATCCTACACTCAATAATGGTAATTTTTCAGTTGAACTTATTAAGTTTTTGATATTTTCAGTAAACGAAGTCAAAGGTTCTGATAATGGTTGTAAAGAACCACTTAATGAACTTAAAACTCCTGTTAACAATTTAAATACTCCTATACCACCCAAGATTAATAAGGAACCGGCTGTCATAATTGCTCCTGCTGTAACTAGACTAGTAGCAAATACTAATAAACCTGCACCCAGGGCAACCAAACCTACACCCAATAAAGGTAAGTTGGATGATGAACTTATTAAGTTTTTAATATTTTCTGTGAAAGAAGTCAGGGGTTCTGAGAGTGGTTGTAAAGTTTTACCTAATGAACTTAAAACTCCCGTTAATAAAGTAAATACTCCAATACCACCTAAAATTAATAAGGAACCAGCTGCCATAATTGCACCTGCTGTGACTAAACTAGTAGCGAATACTAATAATCCGGCTCCTAGGGTTGCCAATCCTACACCCAATAAAGGTAAGTCAGATGATGAACTTATTAAGTTTTTAATATTTTCAGTAAACGAAGTCAATGGTTCTGAGAGTGGTTGTAAAGTTTTACCTAATGAACTTAAAACTCCTGTCAACAATACAAATACTCCCATTCCACCTAGAATCAATAATGAACCCGCTGTCATAATTGTACCAGCTAATACCAAGCTAGTAGCAAATACTAATAATCCTGCACCTAAAGCTACCAATCCTGCACCCAATAAAGGTAGGTTGGATGATGAACTTATTAAATTTTTAATATTTTCTGTAAAAGAAGTTAATGGTTCGGAGAGTGGTTGTAAAGTTTTGCCCAATGAACTTAAAACACCAGTTAACAATTTAAATACTCCAATACCACCTAAAATTAACAATGAACCAACTGTTAATATTGTTCCTGCGGCAACAAGACTTGTTGCAAATGTTAATAATCCAACTCCCAATGTAGCTAATCCAGCTCCCAACATAGGTAAGTTTGGTATGGAACCTATTAAGTTTTTGATATTTTCAGTAAACAAATTCATTGGTTCTGATAGTGGTTGTAAAGTTTTACCTAACGAACTTAAAACACCAGTTAGCAATTTAAATACCCCAATACCACCTAAAATTAACAATGAACCAGCAGCCATAATTGCACCCGCTGTAACTAAACTAGTAGCGAATACTAATAATCCGGTACCAAGGGCGGCGAAACTTGCACCAAGTAAAGGCAATCCTGTCGTTGAACTTATTAAGTTTTTAATATTTTCTGTAAACGAACCCATCGGTTCTGAAAGTGATTCTAATGATTTACCTAATAAACTTAAAACACCAGTTAGTAAGGCAAATACTCCCATACCACCTAAAATTAACAATGAACCAACTGTCATAATCGTTCCGGCTGTAACTAAACTCATAGCGAATGTTACAAGGCTTAAACCTAAAACAGCAAACCCACCACCAATAGATAGTACATCCTTAGTTGATGCGGCTAATGTTGTTATGATATTAGAAAATGATTTAATTGGTCCTTCTATTTTAATTAAGGATCCACTCACAGTTTCTAATGTCTTTGATAATAATAAAAATGTTCCTACTCCAAATAATATGGCAATAGAACCTGCTGCCAATATAGAACTTGCTAATACTACACTTGTGGCAAATACTATTAAACTTGCACCAGCTGCTATTAAACCATAAGCTAGTTGAGGTAATATACCAATAGACCCAGATAACATTTGTATGTTATTTGTTAAAGATTCAATAGCAGGAGAAATTTTAGTTAAGGAAATATTTAAATTACTCAATACTCCTGTTAATAACA